GGCTGTGCATGACGCGGAAGTTTGGTGTCGGCGCGGGCTCTCAAGGCGCGGCAGTGGCCAATCTCCGGAAATACAACTCCGACCCACCAGTTTGGTTCTTGGACGTGAACGGCGAGCCGTTAGAACTCGACACAGAGGGCCTCACCAACCAAATCTCCTTCCAGAAAGCCTGTATCGAACAGTTGAACTTCATGCCCATGACCGCTGCGAAGCAGACTTGGGAGCAGCGCATCAGCGCCCTGATGAGCGAGATGCGCGACAACGACAGCGCGATCATGGAAGTGGCGGAAGACGCCAGCATCGGCGGGCAGTTCTACGATTACCTCGAAGAGTTCTGCCGTCACCTCCAGCAGGCGCAGGACAAGGAGGAAATCCTTCTGCGCCGCCCGTGGACCGACGACGAGCGCGGTACAACCTATTTCAGGCTCCGCGACTTCGAGGGCCACCTGAAAAAAAACAAGTTCTTTGAACTCAAGACGCACAAGATTGCGCAGCGCCTTCGAGATATCCACGGGGAGAGCACGGTGATGCGAATTAAGGGCAGGTCTGTACGAGTGTGGGCCGTTCCCGCCTTCAATGTCTCCGACATCGATCTTGAAGCACCGCAATTCCAAGAGGACGAGGTACCATTTTAATGGAAAGAGACGCTGAAATACTGAGGTTGTGGAGAGAAGAATTGATGACACTTGCCGCAATAGGCCGGAAGTACGGCCTAAGTAGAGAGCGAGTAAGAGTAATAGTGGCAAAGCAAAGGGCAAAGAATGTTTCGAATATTCGGACCTCCGGGAACGGGGAAAACAACAACGCTGATTAACATGGTGGAGGAAGCGTTGGACGGCGGTACCCACCCTCGCGACATTGCCTTTCTTGCTTTTACAAGAAAAGCGGCGAACGAAGCAAAAGAGCGGGCGGCTAAAAGGTTCAACCTAAACCCGGATGAAGACCTCCGGCATTTCCGGACCATCCACAGCTTCGCCCTGTCCCAAGTCCGCATCCGGACAGAAGACGTAATGCAGGCCGCAAACTACCGGGAACTGGGCGAAGTCCTTGGGCACCGCTTCGAACTGGCCGGTGGGGGAGTTTCCGACGGTGACACTTTCGATAATAAAGTGAACGACCCCGTGCTCTCGCTCATTAACCTAGCCCGGCTCAAGAAAACTACGTTGCGCGACGAGTACAACGACAGCAACCTGTATCTGGATTGGAACCTTGTTAAGTACATCGATGAAGGACTGACCGCGTATAAAGAGAAATTCAGCATGTACGATTTCACCGACATGCTGGCCCAGTTCGTTGCGCAAGCGGACGTGGCATGCCCCGCGTTCCAGTTGACCTTCCTTGACGAAGCGCAAGACCTGTCACCCCTGCAATGGGATATCGCACACATCCTCGACGGACAATCCAAGCGCATGTACTGCGCCGGTGACGACGATCAGGCCATCTACAGATGGGCAGGAGCCGACGTTGACCACTTCATCAACCTACCGGGTGGGGCAGAGACCCTATCGCAGTCCTACCGCGTCCCAAGCTCCGTACATGAGGTCGCAGAACGCATCGTCAGTCGCATCAACCGACGCTACCCCAAAACATACCTCGCCCGGGAAGAACGGGGGAAAGTCGAGCACGTCAACGATCTCGCAGAACTCGACCTGTCCGATACCGAAAGCGGATCGTGGCTCATCATGGCACAAGCCGGATACATGCTCTCGCCACTCGCAACAGAACTCAGAGGGCTCGGCGTCCTGTTCAACGACCGCGGACGACGGTCCATCTCCGACAAAATCAGCATGGCCGTCAACGGCTGGGAACGCCTCAGAAAAGGAGCCGCTATTAGCGGAGAAGAGGCCCGATGCGTATACTCCTACATGTCCAGCAAAACCCGAATAGAGCGCGGCTTCAAAAAACTTCCCGGCGTGGACGACAGCGAGCAATTGCACATGCACGACCTCATCGACCGACACGGACTGCTGGCCGACCCAAAAGCCATCTGGCACGAAGCTATGGACCTCCTTCCCGAAAACGAACGGGCCTACGTCGTCGCAATGCTGAGACGCGGTGAAAAGTTCAACGGAGAGCCCCGCGTATCAGTGTCCACGATCCACGGATCAAAAGGCGGAGAGGCGGACAACGTAGTCCTGTTCACGGACCTGTCCGCAGCCGCACTAAACGCCGCGTCAATAGACGCCGACGATCTGCATCGCGTGTTTTACGTCGGTGTAACCAGAACAAGGAAGAACCTCTATCTGGTCGAACCCCAAGATTTAAACCGGAGCTATTTGATATGACACGCGACGAGATACTCGGTACCGCCAAGGAACTCATCCACGGCAACCGGGCCAAGGACTACGGGGACGCCACAGAGAACTTCGACCGGATCGCCGCCCTCTGGAGCGTAATCCTGAATACCCCCGTCACCCGAAAGGAAGTGGCCCTCTGCATGGCCGGAGTGAAAATTGCCCGGCTGGTCAAGTCGCCCGATCACGAAGACTCATGGGTGGACCTAGTGGCTTACGGCGCTCTCGGAGGAGAGGTCTGATGGCCCTGCAAATGGCGATGTTCGCACCCAAAAGTGAATGGGTGCCCCCGGCAGAGTTTCCAAACATCTTCGAAGCCAAGAAAATCGCCATCGATGTCGAAACACGGGACCCTGATCTCAAAACCAGCGGCCCGGGGTGGCCCACCGGTAACGGCGAAGTCGTCGGATACGCCATCGCAACAGAAGATTGGTCGGGATACCTCCCCATCAACCATCTGGGCGGCGGTAACATCGACCCGCGGATCGCGAACAAATGGCTGAAGAAAGTGTTCGAGTGTCCCGCAGATAAAATCATGCACAACGCTCAGTACGACGCCGGGTGGATTAAGCAGATGGGTTTCGATATCAACGGGCGCATAATCGACACGATGTTGATAGCCTCTTTGATCGATGAGAACAGGTTTAGCTACTCCCTGAACGCTCTCGCCTACGACTACCTCAACAAAACCAAATCCGAAAAAGCCCTGACCGAAGCCGCTCGCGAATTTGGCCTCGACCCCAAAGCCGAGATGTGGAAGATGCCCGCACAATTCGTCGGGCCGTATGCCGAAGTCGATGCCGAACTAACCTTGGAGCTCTGGGCGCACTTCTCCGCGGAACTAACGGCGCAAGAGCTCTGGCCAATCGCCAACCTCGAACTCGACCTCCTGCCCTGTCTGGTGGACATGACCTTCCGTGGGGTGCGCGTCGACCTCGACCGCGCCGAGCAGACACGTGTGTCCATCCTAAAGAAAGAGAAAGAGGTTTTAGGTGAAATCAAGAAACTCGTCGGAACCGATGTTGAAATCTGGGCAGCACAGTCCCTTGCAAAAGCGTTTGATGCGGTCGGCATCCCGTACCCTCAAACTGAAAAAGGTGCGCCGTCTTTCACAAAGGCATTTCTTCAGGAGCATCCGGAAAAACTTCCCCGCCTGATTACGCAGGCGAGAAACCTGAACAAAACCAGCGGTACGTTCATCACGAACATGCTCAACCACTGCCATAAAGACGGACGCATCCACTCGCACATCAACCAAGTGCGCTCCGACGACGGCGGGACCGTCTCGGGCCGCATTTCGATGAACAACCCCAACCTCCAGCAAATCCCGGCCCGCGATCCAGAGATAGGACCCCTGATTCGGTCCTTGTTCCTCCCGGAAGAAGACCAGAAATGGGCCGCTATAGATTACTCGCAACAGGAACCACGCATCTTGGTTCACTACGCCAGCGTGTTCGGGAAAAGTCGTGGCGCGGAACTGGCGGGCGCGGCAGAGTTTGTCGAGGCGTATAACAGCGACCCCGAAACAGACTTCCACAGCCTCGTCGCCGAAATGGCCGGGATTAGCCGGAAACAGGCTAAAGTGGTTAATCTCGCGATGATGTACGGGATGGGCGTCACAAAGCTCTCCGAGCAGCTAGACATTCCAGTTGACGAAGCCAAAACCCTGATCCGGCAGTATCACGACCGCGTGCCGTTCGTTAAGGGGCTCCAAAAAGGGGTTATCAACCGGCTGGATAGCAAAAGTAGTAGCGGGTCGGTACGCTCCATTTTGGGACGTAAATGCCGGTTTGACACGTGGGAGCCAGACACATTCGCGATGAACAAGGCGCTGCCCTACCGGGAAGCGGTGCAGGAATACGGTGAGACCACACGGCTGAAACGGGCCTACACCTACAAAGCCTTGAACCGCCTAATCCAAGCCAGTGCAGCAGACGTGACGAAGAAAGCGATGGTCGATATCTACAAGACGGGACGTGTGCCAATGATCCAAATCCACGACGAGATCGCCATGTCGGTCACCGGGATGGAGGAGGCTAAGGAAATATCGAAGATCATGGTCGACGCGGTGCCGTTGTGCGTGCCTTCCAAGTGTGATATCGAAATTGGTGACAGTTGGGGGGAAGCAAAATAAAGCTCCTCTCCCAACATCGTCCTCCCAAACTAAAGCCCCGCTACGGCGGGGCTCTTTTTTTGACAGGCCTTGTGCAGACGTTCCGTCCTACACGTCCTCGAACAGCCTGTCCCCAATCGCCACCGAGAACGGGTGGGTCTTGCGCCGCAGTGGCGCACTGGCGAGGGCGACAGACTTCGACCGCGCACCCTGCGTCCGCACACGGTCAACGAACCGGTCCCAGTACTGATCGCGCTCCGCGCGTGACAGGAGGGTGCGCTCGGCCTCGCGCATCTGCGCCCGCATGGCCGCATCGAAACAGGCGACGTGAAACCCGGTCCCGCGCTGGAGTGGGCGACCGGCTCGCGGCTCCCCGCAGTGATAACATTTTTGGCGTCCTGACATTTCACTTCTCCTCCTGTTTGTGTCCAGCCAGTGCGGCGCGTGCACAGATTGCCGCCATGATTTCCTTGGTGGTGGTCCACGGCACCATTATCCGGCGCGTGCACTCGTTGCCGTCTTCGTCAACGTCCGGCAACGGGACATGGAACTC